AGCGCCTGCTGTACATCACGACAGACCGCCTGATGAACACGACCGAGCAGCTGGCGGTGAACCAGCCCACGCCCGAGGGCCGCATCGCAAACGACCTGACGCTGGGCGAGTACGCCATCGTGGTGACGAACCAGCCCGAGCGCGACACGTTCGAGGACACCCAGTTCGACCAAGCTGTGCGTCTGCGCACTGAGGCCGGGGTGCAGATTCCCGACAAGTACATCTTGCAGTCGAGCCGCCTCAAGGAGAAGGCCCAGATCATCTCGGAGATGGAGCAGGCCGGACAGACCCCAGAGGCACAGCAGCAAGCTGCTCTGCAGCTGCGCGCTCTAGAAGCCGACGTGGCCACGAAGGAGGCCGAGGCCACCCAGAAGGGCTCCGACGCCCAGCTCAAGCAGGCCAAGGCCCAGAAGGAGATCGCCTCCATCGGTCAGGACAGCGGCCAGAACGAGATGGCCATGGAGCAGCAGAAGCTGGACGCCGAGATGGCCATGGAGCAGCAGAAGCTCGATCAGGAATTCCAGCTCAAGCAGGAGCAGATGAACCGCGAGTTCGAGCTCAAGCGCGAGCAGCTGCAGATGGAGATGGCCCTCAAGCGTGAGCAGGCCGCCGCCGAAGCAGCCATCAAGGCCACCGTCGCCAAGGAGCAGGCCAAGGCCGCTCGTGTGGCGGCAGTACACAACGCACAACCCCCGGGAGAGGCGTCTCCCACTTCGCCAGCGCCGGGTGCCCCGGCCAAAACCCCCAAGCAAGGAGCTTGACTATGCCTTTCGCAATTCGACAACTTATTTCTCGTGGCTACTGGGCTCCGGCCGGTGACGACGGCGCCGCCGCAGGCGGTGGTACCGCCGTGGACCGTGGCGACGACTTCAAGTCGCCTCTGGACGACGCTGGTAAGGGCGACAAGCTCGATGGCGAGGACGACAAGCCCGAGAACAAGGGGGACAAGACCGACCTCGACAAAGAAGGCGAGGAGACCGAGGAAGAAAAGGCCGAGCGCGAGCGCCTCGAAGCCGAGGAAGAGAAGAAGAAGCGCATCCGCATCCCCAAGGCGCGCTTCGACGAAGCCCTNNGGCAAGGCCAAGCAGCGCGAACAGGCGCTGCTGGACGAGATCGAGAAGCTCAAGGGCGGCCAGCACGCCTCGGCCACGGCCAAAGCGGTCCGGGACATGCGCGACGAGATCGACAAGCTGCAGGACAAGTACGAGGACCTGATCCTCGACGGCAAGAAGGACGAGGCTCGCAAGGTCCGTCGTCAGGTCGAGATGCTGCGCGACGAGCTGTCCGAGTACCAGACCAACACCAAGTCGGAAGCCGCCCGGCGCGCAGCCATCGACGAGATGAGCTACAACGCTCAGCTGGCTGGCTACGAGGCCAAGTACCCCGCGCTCAATCCTGAGCACGAGGACTTCGACGAGGACAAGACCGACGAGGTTGCCGTCCTCTTGGACGCCTTTGTGAAATCGGGCCAGAAGCGTGCCGACGCGCTGGCCAAGGCCGTGAAGTACGTGCTGGGCGCGCCGCCCGCTGCCGGCAAGGGCGGTGACGACAAGGCCAAGGAGCTGGCTGACCAGCGCGCTGTCGAAGCCCGCAAGAAGGCCGCCGAGGCCAACAAGCGCCAGCCGCCTAGCGGCAAGAACGTCGGTCTGGACTCCGACAAGGCTGGCGGCGGCAAGGGCGGCGACGTGGACGTCCTGCGCCTGTCGCAGGACAAGTTCGCCAAGCTGGACGAAGAGACCAAGGCCAAGTTGCGTGGTGACGAGATCTGATATAAGATCAGCGGACCGTCGGGGGCCCTTCGGGGCCCCTTTTCATTGAAAGGAGCCTTTCATGACCCAAGAGATCGATCTCGAATCGGCCCTTCGCCCGTACTCTTACGCTGACGTGACCATCCGTATCAACGAAGAGGGGCGCCTCGTCCTTAAGTTCGGGTCTGCCAACGACATTCCTGAGTACATCGTGTTCGGGAACAACGTCTGCCAGTACCCGCCGCCCAAGCCGCCCACCCAGCGCGCGCAGGTTCAGGGATTTGACGCCCACAAGGGCATGGGAGAACGCTAATGACCACCCCTACTGAATTTGTCCTCTGGCTCAACGGCGCGGCTGGCGTCATGGGCGAGGTCCCCACGCCCGAGCAGTGGGAGGCGATCAAGGAGAAGATGAACGAGTCGCTTGGCTTCCTCGCGGCCAAGAGGCTGCTGGAGCGTGCTGAGGATCAGGCGGTGCGCGAGCGTGAAATCGAGCTTAAGCGCGCAGCCGCCATCGAGCAGATGAACCGGCACGCGCAGTTCAACGCCGATATCGCTCGCTATCAGGCCGTGGTCGACGTTCACGCTGCCAAGTTGGACCTCGACACCAAGATTGGCTTCGGGGCTGCACTCATTGCCGCCCCGCCGGAAAAAGAGCCCTTTCTCAATTCGGTGGCTAACCGTATCAAGGGGGTGGCAAAATGAACTCAAACGACCTGATGTACTACCTGAAGGGGTTCGTGGACCTGACGAACGAGCCTCCTTCGCGCGACCAGTGGGGGATCATCCGCGCGAAGGTGAAGGAAGCCTCCCCCGTCGAGACGTTCGTGGTTGACGCGCCGCCGATGCACAACCCCATCCACGATCCACGTCCGTTCACGTTCATCGACCCCTCTAAGCTCCCGCCTCTGGGCCCCTTCCCCCCAACGAGTGGCGATTGTGGTTGCGGCGGCACAACACCTGCGGGACAACCCAGAGTTGGAGGCGGTTGAGGTCTGCAGGCGGTGCGACCCCAACATTTTGGGAGGGCAGTTGCTGCCCTCCCATTTTTTCGTCTATACTCCCGACAACATTCGGTAGCAGACCCGACAGCTCTGCGGAGACCGGCCTCCTAAAAAGTCGACCTGCGCTGGCCCAGAGCGTGATCTGAGAGCAATCAACGGTTTGACTTTCACATCCCCTGCCTGAAGGAGGCACAAGATGCTTACCAATTTCGCACTGCTCACCAACGAGCAGAAGACCGTCTGGTCGATGGACACGTGGCGCATGGCCCGGAACTATTCCTTCGTGAACAAGTTCCTCGGCAATGGCTCGAACTCCATGATCCAGCACATCACCGAGCTGAAAAAGTCCGAGAAGGGCGCCCGCGCAGTCATCACGCTGCTGGCCGACCTCGAAGGCGACGGCGTTGCCGGTGACCGTACGCTGGAAGGCAACGAAGAGGCGATGAAGTCGTACGATCAGGTGATCCGTATCGACCAACTGCGCCACGCCAACCGCCACGAAGGCCGCATGGCCGACCAGAAGTCGGTCGTCGAGTTCCGCAACAACAGCCGCGACGTGCTGGCCTACTGGCTGGCTGAACGCATCGACCAGCTGGCGTTCCTGACCCTGTCGGGCGTGAGCTACGCGATGCGCAACAACGGCGCCGCGCGCGTGGGTTCGGACTTCCCGTTCCTCGAGTTCGCTGCTGACGTGTCGACCCCCACCAACCTGCGCAAGCTGCGCTGGAACGGCACCAGCAAGACGCTGGAAACCAACGGCGCCACCAGCTCGATCGTTGCCGCCGACACCCCCATGTGGGAGCTGTTCGTGCAGCTGAAGGCCTACGCGAAGGACCAGTACCTGCGCGGCATCAAGGGCGAGGGCGGTGACGAGGTGTTCCACGCCTTCCTGACCCCGCAGGCGATGGCCAAGCTGAAGCTGGACCCCACCTACATGCTGAACGTGCGTCACGCACAGAAGCGTTCCGGTGACAACCCGCTGTTCAGCGGCGGCGAAGCGGTCATGATCGACGGCATCGTGTTCCACGAGTACCGCAACGTGTACAACACCTCGGGCGCTGCCAGCGGCTCGAAGTGGGGTAACCTCGGCACCGTGGACGGCTGCCAGATCCTGTTCTGCGGCGCTCAAGCGCTGGCGATGGCCGACATCGGCAACCCCGAGTGGGTCGAGAAGGGTTTCGACTACGAGAACCAGCAGGGTATCTCGACGGGTAAGATCCTCGGCTTCCTGAAGCCGAAGTTCAACTCGATCTATGCCGGCAACACCACGCAGGACTTCGGCGTGATCTCGGTGTACGTCGCCCAGTAATCGGGACCATCCGCAACTCGCAACTTCCTAAGGAGAAATTCCATGGCTCAGAAACTTGCGACTCGCGGTGGTCAGTACCCGATCACCTCCGAGTTCACCTTCGATGTGGCTAACGACACCATGAAGAATACGTCCGGTGTGGACGACAATTTCAAGGTTGTCGGCTCCCACGTGTTCGACGCGATCCTGCTGCCCAACAACGCCATCGTTGTTGGTGGCGAGGTGGTCACCGAGACGGCCGTGAGCGGTTCCATCGCCTACAACGTCTCGGTGGGCGACAGCGGCAGCGCGACCCGCTACCTCGGCGTCACCGACATGGCTGCCGGCCGCACGGCGCTGGTTCCGACCGGCTTCGTGGGCGGTGGCGAACAGGTCCGCGTGACCGTGGCGCCCACCGTCGCTGATGCGACGGCTGGCAAAATCACCGTGCGCGTGAGCTACATCATCCGCAACCGCGTGAACGAGGTCCAGACCCACTAAACCGGGTCCAGCAGGCGGGGGCTTCGGCCCCCGCTCCTCCATTGCCACCACTGAAGGAGAACCATCATGGCTGAAGCCAAGAGCAAGACCCTGCTCGTCCTGAATCGCAACTACGTCCTGACCACGACCAAGGGCCACTCCGTGGCTTTCGCGAAGGGCGTGCCCACCCATGTGCCGCCCGCCATCTACCAAGAGGCGCTGGCCATCGGTGCCATCCCGCCTGACGGCGAAGACCCGCATGTCGAAGACGTGGTCAAGACCGACAACGCCCCGGCCGACCCCGCCGAGCGCGCGCCTCTGATCCTCGCCGCCATCGAAAAGCTGGTCGCCGAGAACGCGCGCGACAACTTCACTGCAGCTGGCAGCCCCACCGTGGGTGCTGTGTCCGAAGCCGTTGGCTTCAAGGTGCAGGCGAAGGAGATCGCCACCGTGTGGCAGCAGTACCACGACAAAGTGGCTGCCGACAAGGCCGCCGAGTAATCGAGGCCTGAGATGACCCCCACCCAGCTCAAGGACCTCTTCCGCAGCGACGTTCGCGACGAAGCCTCCCCGCCCCTCTGGACGGACACGGAGATCTTCGTTTACATGGACGACGCTCAGAAGATGTTCTGCCGTGAAGGTGGGGGCATCGCCGATTCCACATCTGCGATCTGCACCATGCAGGTTGCGGCGGGGGACACGTACATCGACTACGACCCCCGCATCCTCAAGCTCCGCGACTTGCGCCGTGCCTCTGATGGCCGCAACGTCAACATTCTGAATTTCGAGGACCTTGGCCACCCCGGCTGGGCGCAGGATGACTACGGTCAGTCCACGTCGTTCGGCACCGGCGGCGTCAAGTTCAGCACCAACCCGACAGCCATCACCGGCGTCGTCGTGGGGATGGACGCAAACAAACTCCGTCTGGTGGCCCCTGCAGTGGCTGACGACACGCTCCAAGCTATCGTCTACCGCATGCCCCTTGAAGACATCACCGCTTCCTCGACCGCCTTCGAAATCGACGCCCAGCATCATCGGCACCTGATGAACTGGATGAAGCATCTGGCGCACGAGAAGCAAGACGCGGAGACCTACGATCGCGGCCGCTCTATGGAGTTTCGCGACAAATTTCTGGCGTATTGTGATCAGGCGAAAGCCGAGCGCGAGCGCCGCGAACACAAGTACCGCACCGTCGCCTACGGCGGGCTGTGAGGGAGCCGACATGACAAGCTGGCGTGAGTTTATCAACTCGCTGGACCCTACGCAGATTTTCCTGACTGCGGTTGGTGGTGCAGGCGCTGCCTTTCTGTGGATGAAGCGCCGCTATATCACCTTCCGTGGGTGGCGCAAAGCACGTGAGGCTCGCCGCCTTGCGTTCAACGAGTTGCCAGAGCGCGTTTCGGATTTCGCCAAGCTGCTCAACGGCGTGTGCAAGCAGTCTGAGCGCGCATTGGGTGTGCTTGATGCACACACCAAGACCCTCGACGAGCAGAACCGCGTCCTTAGCAGCATCTCGGCCATGATCCACGGCGAGATGGAGCTGGACCCCATTCCGCGCTTCATTTGCGACAACGACGGTCGCAACCTCAACGTCAACACCGCCTATGCCCGCCTTGTGGGGTGCGGCCGCGACGAGCTGATGGGTTTCGGCTACCAGCGCTTCATCCCCAGCAACATCAACTCCGGCTACGTTGCGGAATTCGACTCTGCGGCTAAGCAGCACCGTTCGTTTGAGTGTTCGCTGCGCATACTTCGCCCAGACGGCACGGAGGTGCTCGCCAACGTCCGCATCGTCCCACACCCAGAGAACGAGCCGCCAGCGCACTACTGGGTCGGTGTCGTGATTCCCGCCCGCCGGAGCACCGATGGCTGACCAACCCAAGCCCGTACCGTCGAAGAAGTTCGGCCCGCAGCTTGCGCTGGGGGCCGCAGCGCTTGTCGCCTTCCTCGGTGTGTGGGAGGGCGGCAAGGACGGCGCGGGCGACTCCGTTGTATACGCAGACGCCCTCGCTGGTGGCATCCCCACGGTGTGTAACGGCCTGACTCGCCACGTCACATCTACACCCATTGTCGTGGGCGAAAAGTGGTCGGCCGAGAAGTGCGCTACCGAGGAGCACAAAGCCCTCGTGTCCATGCAGCTCAAGCTCGAGACGTGCTTCAACCGTCTGCCGCCGCAGAGCGTGTTTGACATGGCCAGCTCGCACGCGTGGAACTTCGGGTGGCTCGCCACCTGCGGCAGCCAAGCCATGCAGGCGTGGAATCGCGGTGAGTGGGAGCTGGGCTGTCGGCGCCTCGCCTACTCTGACGGTGGCAACCCTGTGTGGTCGTACGTCAAGACTGGGCGCATCGTCAACGGCAAGCCCGAAATGAAGTTCGTGCGCGGACTTGCCAACCGTCGTCAAGCCGAGTTCAAAGAATGCGTTAAGGGGCTGCCATGAACCTGAGCCTGATCCTTGCTCTGATCCTCGCCGCAGTCCTTGGTCTCGGCGGCGCTGGCGCTGCTGGGTACTACAAGGGTAAGGTCGATGCCGAACGCGTAGCCAAGCTCGCTATGGATGAGCATCTGGTCGAGGATCGTGAGGCCGAACGCGTCGCAACTGAGACCGCCAATCGCTACAAGGACGCGCTGGCGA